GGGGCAATGTGAATTTATTGACTCTGGCAATGTCTGGGATGGCTACGTGCTGCCGCCAATCTTCAGTGGTGAGCCATTCCAACCAACCAATGCCACTCCGGTGGATTGGATGAACCTATCTGAGCATAACGAAAAGATGAACAGCACCACAAAAAAGATAACCGCGGCATCTTCTTATGATCTGACCGAAGCCCAAATGAAAGACGTGCCGCTTGGAGAGGAGCAATGGCTTTAGTCCCGTCCCATCGATGTCTTGGCCACATCCAGGAGTAGCCGGACCCTATCAGCTCTCATGCCCGCCAGCCTATAGGCTCGTTGGGCCTCGGCCATCTTTGGCTGGAGTTCCTGGAGCTTCTTTTTGAGTTGATCGGCTTTCCGGGAGCCTTCTTTAAATTCGGCCAGGTCTGCCGCTATCTCCTGTTGCTTATCCTCGATTTTAGCCAATTCCGAAAAAGCATTCTCAAGATTATCGAATGCCACATTTACGTTATCCGCTGTTATCGTTTTAATCATCTCCCTCAAATCTTTTGAATATATGCTAATGAATAATAAAATGGTAGGCAGGCCACCGCATCAAAGGATATTCCCGTACCTTCCGCCGCGCTGTGGCCGTGAGCCGTCCCTGATCCCGCTGATGATGAGGTTCCGGATGAGGAGGAGGCCGTGGTATAAGTCGATCCGCCGCCTCCTCCATAAGTCCACTCGTTCCCGCCCGGTATCACTCCGTAAGTATCCGTGAAAGTGTGCGTGTGGGCGGGCAGCTCCTCCAGGGTTAAGGCATGGGTTGCGATAGTCATTGTGCCGGCCGCCGTGAAGGTGGCCGATCCTCCAGTATCGCCGGGAGAATATGCAGATCCCGTTCCCGCGCCTACAACGAACTTGTTTAGCAGGTTTATGGTCCCCGCGGTCCCATCGCAGAGATGCCAGCCGGCGGGGATATTGGCAACGGCTCCATACCACAGGATGACTAGGCCCGTGGGAATGCCCATACCGGCGAAGCTGGAAGCATGAAGGTTTCCGGTGCTCTTATAGATCAGATCAGCATCCGACCCGGAGCCGGGACCATCTGATCCCGCGTACCAATAGGCGGCTTCCATCTCTGCCTTTGTGGGATAAAGAGCATCATGAGTATGTGCAGCCAGATAGCTGGAGGCTTCGGTGTATATGGTTTCCAGGTTATCCATGACGGTGGTAGTGACTAAATCGCTATCCGCCCAAGGATCTTGATTTTTCGTATAAGCCATAGCCGCCTCACGCATACTTCATTATATAGTAAAGACTGTGATATGCCGGTCGTGGATCGACGCCCGCAAAGCTGGCAGTTGATCCTGCGTGGCCGTGTGTGCCATCACCCGAAGCCATCGCGTTGGTTGTGCGAGCGGTGGATGTCGTACCACGTAAACAACTTGCATAATTATCGCTACTGCAATGCTGCGACCCCACGCCCATGTAATACTCTGTACGGCTGTGCGTGTGAGTGGCCATTTCGGCGGTGGTTACTGCGTGTGCTCCTATGGTCACGGTTGCCGTTGGTGTTATGGTCCCATTCCAGGTAGCCGGGCCGCCTGTGGCTCCCACGGCATAAGTATCACCCGCCCCAATCACGAACCTGTCTCGAAGGTCCGGGGTCGCATAGCCCCCGTAAGTACCACCATCGCAAATATGCCAGCTAGACGGTACGTTGGCATCTGTCCCGCTCCAGATCATAATAGAGCCGATGGGCATAACCGCGGCCAGGAGATCCGACAAATGATTATTGTCTAATAAGTCGGCATCAAATCCGGTGTAAAACGAAGTGCTAAAAAAGGTGATATCCGCCGTGGCTTTGGGGTAATACCTGGTATCATGAGTGTGAGCGTCGGCGTCCGCCTTGGCTTCATCATATTGAGTCTCGATCCAATTGAAAGCCGCACCAGATAGCAGATCGGTGGCGGACCACGAAGAATGATATTTTGTGTATGACATAATATCAGCTCTTCATTATATAACACACTGCATAAAAGGGTGGAATCTTAGCCTGGCTTGCCGTCCCCGCAAAGCTGCCGGTATGTGTGTGCTCATCCCCCGACCCCGCCGAGCCTGTGGTTCGAGTTGCCGTGCTATTATATCCGTAGTTTGTCGCTGCCCCTCCGTATATCCAGTATATCCCATCCTCATAATTATAAAAATCTGTGATGCTGTGAGTGTGTTTTGGAAGTTCTGCCGTGGTCAGCGCGTGACCGGCCACGGTTATGGTTGCGGTGGTTGTGGCTACGTTCGCCCCGCCGGTGTCTGCTTTTGTGTAGTGACTGCCAGATCCAACAACAAATTTTCCCCGGAGATCCGGAGTCGAATTAAGCCCGTTACAGAGCACCCACCCGCTTGGAATGGCCGCCTCAGAGCCGGACCACCAAGCTATCACCCCGGACGGTGAACCGGCATTTATGATCTGGTCCGCGGTCTGGCCGTCCAGGGTGGCGCATATTAAGCCACTATTGTGGCCGTCGGATGAGCTGGAGAAAAACTTGGCGGCAGCTTCGGCGTCGGTGTAATAGTCCCCGCTGTGAGTTATGGCCGCTATGTAGGTGGTCAGCTCTCCATACATGCCTTCCAGGTTATCGAGAGCTGTTAATTTTTGGGCCGTGCTCATGGAGGTTTCCAGCCAATCCGTCTTAGTATAAACCATATCAAGCGGCTCCGTTTATGTATGTGGCATTCAGTTGGTATGATTCTAGGATCGTCTTAATCCTGGCGAAGTTGGCCCGGAATAGCTCCACCCCGGAGCCATAGGCGATACTGGCCGAGCTACCACCCCAAAATACCACCTCATCTATTTCCCCGATAGCTTCCGCCGGAGAAATGAAAGAGTAGGAATGGAATTCGTCATCCTCAGTCTCATCCGGTACGCTGGTATGCTGCTTCCTGAATACGCAAGCACCATCTCTCCAGAACTCGATATACTCGCACCTATCCACCTCCTCGAAGCATGGCCATGTGTCGGAGGATACCGCCAGGCCGGTGCTAACCGGGGCGGTGGTGAATGGATTTGGCCTGTCCACCGCTTCAAAAGTATGGGAGAAGTTATAAAGCTTGGTTACTCCTGTCGCTTCTTCTACACCTTCACGAACCGAATAGATGAGGGCGAACGTCGAATTAAGAAAGTTGCACCAATCATCTAAGACCGGCCCATACACCCCCTCGATGGTGTAATCCACATCACCATCTTTGTAAACTTCTTCTACATGGTGGATTAAGATATCTTGATTAATCCCCTGATAATTAAAGTTCTGGAGCACCCCCGCGGCCAGCCCCGCCCTCCGGGTCTTATATCGGATCTGGATGCCGTCCACGCCGTACTCTGATAGCTTGGCGTTTGCGTACTCGCCAGCGGCCACTATGCTATTTAGAGCCTCATCTACTGTGATGTGCTCCACCTTGCCGCTACCAAAGCCCTGGCGAGTCACGTTGGCCGCTATGGCCGTCAAATCCTCAGCCTTGGACTTTGATCGCCAAAGCCCATAATACTCTGCGACAATTACATGGCCGTTAGCCGGGGCAGCCTCAAAGGTCAGAGTCTCGGAATTAACGGCATAATAAGCATCATAGGTCCCGGCGTCCGTGCCTTTCTGGCCTATGGTCTTGGCAACGCTATTGACTTCTAGGGTGGAAAAACGGTTGGCTGCATATGCCAGGGGAAATGTCTTGGTGGTCCCGTCCCCTATCCAGCTCTCTGTCTGGAGGTCTGTCTCCTCATAACCCCCTATCACTATTTCGGTATTTCTATAATCTGGATTCTCTCGGGTAATCACCAGGCTCTCAGATAAGATATCCGTCCCGTCCGCTACATTCCAATCGGCAGCATAAAGGGTCCGGGTATGGAAGTAGAGCTTCAGATCATAGTCCAGATAGACCACAAAGCCGCAAGCTTCGGCCAGCTTCTGGAAGCCCTCCAGGCAGCTTTTGTTTCCTATGCTGATCTCCGTAAGCTGGTTGCCTGCCTCGATGTACCCGGCGGTTATGCCCTCCTCTGCCAGGTACTCATCTAAGATCTCCTGGACTGCCGTTCCTGGGAGCTTGTCAGTGGCCGCATAGTCTATCATCCTCCAGCCGAGGATAGCGGTGTAGTCCACCGCCTCTACTGTGTGGAATTTTATCACCGTGCCAGGAAGCCGGATCTCCTGGCAACTCTGGACCACTCCGGCGAACTGCTTTGTACCGTCCCATAGCTCAATTATGACTTGCTGCCGCTCATAAAAAGTATAGGCCCCGGCAGAGTCCAGGACCACAAAGCTGGCCGATGATCTCCCATCGGTCCGGTGCTCAATGGTCAGCCCGCTCTCATTGAGCCATAGCTGCTCGATGTCTGCCCATGTATCCAGGAGCATGGAGTCGTTGGGCCATACCGTGGCGTCGTTGTCGAATAGAGGCGAGGTAAAAATGGGAGTGGTCCCC